CCAAGTCAATCATCTGTCTGGCGGCTTCCATGAACATGCCTTCGTAGTTCTGAGCCACGATCATGAAGCGCTCTGTCTCAATATCGGAGAATTCTCGAAGAGCGACTGCTGATTCAAGCCCAGCGGGCTTCTTCGACATCGCAGCAAGCTCACTTACCCCCGATATTTGATAGGCACGGTTAAAAAGCCTATCCAGGTGGGAGAAGACCTCTCCAGATACTGTTTTCGGGACGTAGAAGACTGGAGGCTCTCCAAGATAATCAACGATGCCCCATTCTTCGTTGTTAATCTGGTGGTCAGCTATTTGTGAACCAGTCTGAAGAAATACCTTCGGCTTCGCAAGATGCATCTGCTGCTGAATGTTCTGAAGGAGCGTGTTGATCTCCAGCTGTATCCCCATAAGCTGCTCAGCGAGTCCCTGACCCCAGAATCCGAGCAGACGATCAGACCAACGCAGAAAAACGAAAGGAAAATAATTGTGCTCATAATTCTCGTCCAAGAGCGTTAGATTTTCCAAGCAGATCACGTGGCGACCATCCGGGGCACCCTCGACACTGGGGAGGTGCCAAGCCTCGACTACCTGAACCATCTCGTTAACATTAGAACCCGAGTTGTACTCATCAGTCTCGAAAGTGGCCGCCTCTTTGATCTGCTCTGCATACTCCGGGTAAGTGTATGTCAGAACGTCACGAGGAACCGCCTTTATCTGAAAAATACTTCGTGGGTTCTTATACTTGGCTTCCTCGATCGACACCATAATCTCTTCAGGGAAAACTCGCTCACATAAAATATCCGAGTTGTGTTCGTACACTTTTAGGACGCCAGTCCCAAAAACGCACGAATCCATAAAGACCTCTGGAGCGACTTCGTAGAGCTTGGTCCGGTAGAATTGCCCATCGCAGAACTTCTCCAGGAGCTTACCTTTCCTTTGCTGAGAAAAGTCACCACCAGAAGTGAGGAAAGCACATCGGGGACGATTCTTCGCAATCTTCGCCTGCACCGTGTCACACATTGATTTGATGACGTTGAACGTGACCGGTCTATGAGAACCCGCCCCTTGGGGTCTCGACACACCAACCAAATTCAGCGACGGGATATTCTCGTCGTTATAAGACCTGTAGTGCTGGAGGTTAAGACTTGTAATGTAACTGTAATCGCGCTGCATCGCATTCAGGATATCGAAAACAAAGTTATGCGAATCCTTGTCTTTCGCCTGCCACCAAAAAATTCGTTCTTTCATTTTTATTGCCTCTAATGGTAATTCGTTTCAGCTAAGACACTTGCTGTTTTACACGCCTCTGGCTGACTATCACCAGCTAAGCCTTTTTCGATCTGCCCAATATATTTCTGCTCTATCATTTCCCAATATTCTGGAGTTCCATACTTAGGCTTTACGGTCGGAGCTTTGTATGTAAAATGGCGGCATTCCCGCCAAGCATAGAGCGCGGCATCTGAAAGGTGATTCTCGAATCTACCATCTTCCTTCAGCCTACTTTCGTCCCACTGCAAAACATCCCATTCCTCAAGGACAGGGCAATTGGCCGGGACCATTACTCGGTTGGAGAAGAGGTCATCATTCATCAGCTCGATAAACGTTGCCTTCTTACTTTTCTCAGCAGCCTGGACAGGGACACCAAAGCGCTGCCTTATCTCTTCAACGATAGACCGGCCCAACCCACCAGTATCTGCCACGATCGAAACAAAGTTGAAGTGCTCATTCAGTTCAACAATCCTATGGGCGATCTGAGTAGGGATCATCTTAGACTCTTTGTGTGTCTCCACGATATAGCATTCCGGCATATCCCGACTAAATCCCAGGACCACAAAAGCAGTGGCGTCCGCATAACCCAAATCCACTCCAAGCACATATTCCCAATCTGCTGAATCATCGGGTGCCTCCATATAAATGTTCTCATCTGTATATTTATATATTAGCGAGTCGAATGACTTCACCCACTTGCCGCACCACTCACGCTGGAAGACCGGATTATCCTCGGTCCAATTGCGCTTCTGGAGTTTCTTCTCCAAGAATTCTGCGGCATGTGGAATGTAGGGGTTCTCTCTTACTGTCCACTTATGGACGGAGTATTCATATTTGGGGTTAGTAGTAGCATCGTAGAAATAACCAGAACACCTAGCGTTGGGAGTTCCGGTCAGCATTAGGGTTCCGTTGTAGTCAATTAGTGCCGGTTCTATAACCTCTTCAATAAGTCCAGTCAGGAAGGGTCCATAACTCGCGGCCTCATCGATGATAACCAGCGGGTAGCCAGAGCCACGGAGCTTATCAACATCAGCCTCATCATTGGCTCCGTTCAGAATGATCTGAGATCCATTCTTCAATATAGCAATCAGCTCAACGTTATTGAACTTCATCCCTATATGATACTGCCGGTTAGCCTGCTTAAGGAGATTCCACATAAGACGCTTGGCAACCTGCCGAGTTATGGCGATGTAAGCCACGATGGAGTTCGGATTCTTGAACGCCTCTTCGATCATATAGTAGCAACAAGTATGAGTCTTGCCTGCTCGACGGGAACAAAGAGCTGCTTTGAACTTCGCCTTATCATCAACCAGTTCGAGTTGCTTGTTGAACAAATCTTTGCGCCAAGGATAGGTCCGGTCTCCCGCGACGGCATCCTCTGGTGGCTTTAACTCACCATGGCGTTTGATGAGTTCACCAAGGACGGCTCTCCCATCAAATATTTGCTTCTTCTTGGACAACTAACTAGCTCACTTTAGACAACCGCCTCTGCTACTGAATTTGCCTTTCTGATAATCTTACTACGTTTTTTTCGTGTGGCAACCATGGGATTGAATTCTTCAACGGCCTGCATATGGCTGATCGAGGTAAGAGGAATAATATATTCACCCTTATCCGTCTTAACTACAACCATCTGTAGCTTCTGGATGTAGTCAATCATATAGTGTTCCTGGCCACGCACCGTTGTACTGAACGAGGTGTGGCCGCCAATACTTCTTGAGTCAGGCTTCAATATTACCGTTTTCAATCTCATAGATTTTCTCCAAATCCTGGACACCATTATGCATCTGCAAGTGAGGCACATACATAATGTTATGCCGGGGTTTTAGCTCTTTGATGATGTAAGACTTATGGCTGGCAAGGACGGCTTCGCCCTGCTTGTATTCGAAAACCTTCAGCAGAGCATTAAGCAATCCCCACTTACGGAAAGGGGCCTTCGTGTAAGAAAAATGGACCACCAAAAATTTAGGGGTGCGCCTTGCTGTCAGCCAACTATAAATATCCTTCTCCGTCTCAGGAGTATTGCCGCAGGCGACAATTGTTGTTGAATGTTCAAGAAGCCTCCTGATAACTCCCTTGTGCATCTTCGATATAGCCTTCTTCGGGATATCCTTGTTCTGGCCCTGGTAGCTCTGAACCCAGCTCTTATAAATAAAAGGGGCGTCGTCGTCATAAGCCTTGCGGATTCTAACAGGTAATTGCCGGAGTTGCTGATATTCGTTATCTTCCACCTTTGCCCCCAATCTGCTTAGCCAGGACTTCAGCAGCAAGGGCATGGATCTTCTCGTCGTCAAGTGTCTCTAGTTCACTCTGCTCTCGGATGTTCATCTCAAGATTGGCAAGCTTGACCAGGGAATTGGTCAGTAAAGCAAAGTTCTTGCCGTCCAAGGCATCCAACCCGCGGACCTTAGCTCGACCCCTTAACCGATGAAGCTCCTCGTCGATGATCGAATAACTACTGCTCATCATTGAGTGCAATGAAGGCAAGAGAGAAACCTCAACCTTAGAGATCTCTTTATTGATCTCAACCTCTTTACCCTCAATCTCAAGGGAGGTTGATTCCTCTATATTAATAGTATCGAAATTGATGGAGAGAGGTGTCTTCTTATTCTTTCCCATTCTTGCCCCCCGGCTGGCCTAAGCCAAACGGGGACCAGGCAGATAGGTGCCCAGCCCCCGACAACAACAAAAGGATCACCATAAGATGAACTTTGTAACATTGTAGCAAACCCCGAAGCTCAGTCAAGAAGCTAGACAGGAGGATTGTAATTATAGAGTTATGACGCAGTGTGTTAATTGGATCTGGGTTTAGTGAGGGTGTTGGTATTATATATATAGAGGGGGGACCTCGCGGGGGGGTGCCCTACACTACATGTAATGTATTGTATGGTAGTGCAATGTATGGCAACGTATTGTATTGTAATGTATGGTAATGTATTGCAATGCAATGCAATGTATGGCAATGCGATGCGAGGTATCGTAATGTATGGTAATGTATGGCAACGTATGGTGATCTAGTGCAATGTATCGTAGGATATGGCAACGTATGGCAACGTATGGCGGCTTGGATTGGACGCAAAAAAACCGGCTTAAGCCGGCTTCTTTGTTCGGGTTGGTTGTGACCTACCAGCCTCCGCCAAGTATTTTAGCCAAGGCGGGACCAAGGTCCAGCTCAGGAGTGAGTTGGGTTCCTGCAAAGCAACCAGTATTAGCAACCCAATCAGAGTGAGCGTTGGTGCAAGTGAAGAGTATCCAAGAAAACTCACGGAAACTC